AAATCACTTTATTGTTATGTAGATAGGTTTTTCTTATAGTATTCGACGTGCGCCTATTTGAGTCTAAGCTTTGGCGCTGATGATGCCGGCCGATCATTCTTGTTAGCCGATAAGAGAACCGCGCGATGGGGCTTTTTGAATGAGGCTAATGGCCGTTTGAGAAAGGGAACCATATGAATCCAGTAGGCTCTTCCGTCTGGAGTATTTCGATTGATCGTTGATGCGGCTGATGCGCACGTTTGCCAGGGAACGCTCTTCGGCGTCCTGCCGCTCTGCCTCCATTGCCAGGCCGGCGAGAACGGCTTCTGCCGAGCCGCTCGAGGAAATACCCTGAGCGCCAAAGCGGGCTCTCCTGGCGGCCAGCATTTGCTTGAGGTGTTCACGCCGACGCCGCTCGTCGAGCGTTTGAGCTTGTTTAACCTGTTCGATTCTGGAACGGGCGTCGGCGGCGAGAGCCGCTTGATCGTTCGATTGCTGAGCCGCGCTCAAGCCCATCTTCATGGCCGGAACTGCCATGGACAAAATTGCATCGGTTCCACCAGCTGTCATTTCGGTGAATGTCTCCTAATTGTATCGTAGTCCAAAATCGGGATGCGGAGGTCTTGGTGGTTTGGTTGCTGGCGTTCCAGAACCGGTCGCCGATTACCATATTGTTTTTATTGACCGAGAGCGCCGAAGGACTGCCTGCTTGCAAGGTTGCTAAGGCACCGCTAGGCGCAATAAAGGCTCAGACGTTTACGCTCATCTCGGTTGAAACGGAAAGGAGAGTAAAAGGCAGGGGGGTATCCTGCTCGATACGCCAGAGCGGGGAAGGATCGTCGGAACGCCAACCTAATGCGCGTACGGTCTTGTCTCCGCGGAAGCCCGACAGCGGCGCGTCCAGAAGTGTGTTGCCGAAACGCTTAAATGGAACATCCACAAGGCCGCGTCCGGTATCGAGGTGAAGAGCCGCCGTTTCCCATAGACGAAAAGTGATTGCGATCGGCCGAACCTTCCGACCCTCACTTCCGCCAATGCTGGGAGCCGAGGGCGGCAAAGGTTGGATATTGTGAACGTATCCCAGTCCCACTTGGACTGACGTGGCGGGTTCACCCACGAATACCGCGCCATTTTCCACCTGCCCGTCGATCCGAACCGCCCCGTCAGCCAAGATCTTCACCGTCTGGCCTTCGAGGTGATCAAGGCCGCTCCAGGATGACTTTGCCGTGGAGCTTGTGCCAGCCAATCCGCTATCGACGCCAAATCCACTGTCGAAAACCTCGATGGACATGCTGCCCGAGCGCTCCACCATTACGTAGGTCTCGTTGCCTACGGTCACCACGGCACGAAAAGCGCCAGCGGTTTCCTGAAGCGTCCAGGCGCTCACCTGCTCCGCGCGGTAGACGGTCAGGGTCGCGAGCGTGCCACTTCCCATCACAACGTGGAAAAGGCGGCTGGACTTGTCGAAATCCATGTCGACGGGAGAAACGATCAGATGCTCGGCGAGGACGGCGAGGTCGGTCGCCTGATACGCTTGCTCCACATCCGTAAACAGAAACTCGCGCAATTGCTCGCCGGTACGCGGCACGAACAACGTGGCGCCGTCGACGTCTCGGGGAGGTACAATTCGGTCGATCGGTGAGCCCACCCGCGTTTGGCGATGGAGCTCGATGCTGGAGGGGGTCAATGGGGCCCCGGCCACCATCCATTCAGCTCCCGATGTGAAGACCTGAAGGTGACGCCCGGAAAAAATCGCCCGCACGGCGTTCACTTGATCCGATAGGATTGAGAACTCGATGGCTTCGTCGTCCAATCCTGTCCCAAGATTGAAATTGAACAAGTCCGCTGACTTCGAGAGCCACAATCGGTTCGGCAGGTCCCTGGATCCGCCTATCACCAGACGATCTTGGTGAAAAGTGACCGAAACCGGCCAGCCATGTACCGGAGAAAACGCTTGTTCTTCCCAGTCTTTCGTTTGGCTCGTGCTCACCAGGCTTTGGTTTACGTTTGCCCTGACCGTTCTTGCGGAGAGTACGGAGATGATTTTTACCTCCTTATCCGCGATCCGGAGCCGGGTGCCGCTGTGATCGGGCACGAAAACATCCTCCGAAGCCGTGACCGTAATTTGACCCGTGATCCCGCTGGCCTGAACGGTTACGTCGTCTCCCGCGAATTTATGATGCGGCTGATAAATACGGCCATTCACCTCGGAGAACACCCAGTCTGAGATCCGCCATTCGGACTCGCTGGTTCGAGTGATCTTCTTCGGAGGGATATCGGGGTGAACGACGAGCAACGTATCGGCGCTCTGCGTCCAGTTGATCTGGCGCAAATGGTCCTCGGTCCAAGGTGTGGCAAATTCGGCGACTTTGATGCCGGTTCGATATACGCCGACAGTTCCGTCAGTAAAGACAAGTAGGTATACTTGCTCGGTATTAAACTCAAAGGATATAAGACGCCCTGGACCGGGAACCGAGTCCACGTATCTCAATCCAGCTCTTCTGCTCAAACCGCCGGTTGGGTGGATGAATACATTTCTAAGCTTGGCGGCACCGTTCTCGTATGAGCGGAGGTCACTGCGGCCCAGCAATCGCGGCGATACCTCACCGGCCGTAAAGTTTGTCTTCTGGATGCGAACCCGTGACATCAGCGCCGTTCCTCGATCAACGTGAAATCCTCGAATCGGGGCGCGGTATCCTCCTGAGAATCGATCAACTTTGCTCGGCGCAGTTCTCTCTCGGCAAGGTCTTGCAGGCCCTCCCAACGACTCGTGCTGTCAGTTAGCGGGATGCAGAACTCGGCCGCCAATCTCGCAATCAAGGTCATATCGAAAAAGGCGGGGAAGTCGCTTTCATTTGGGCGCCCGATATAGGTCAGAATGACGTCCTCGGTGTTGCAGTACAAACGCCGGCCCGCGATCTTGTAGGTGATGCCGCTACTTCGACCTCCGGTCCCCGCCGAAATTACTCGCAGGCACTGTGGCGGCAGTTGAAATCCATACGAAAAGTCAGAAGCGGGCTGCTCCAGCAGCCTGGCCAATACCTGTCGCGCCAGCGCGAAATTCCATGGGTGTAGAGAGAGCATCGCATCCCGCACAACTGGATAGAGGCTAGCTGCAACTTCGGCTTCCGCCGTGCCCTCATCGAAAGACGCGATGCTGCTGGCGCCGATCTTCAACAGTGCGCGCGAGCACAGATCAATGCTACTCAGCGCCATTAAAGTTCTCCTTGTGTGGGCTGGAAGTATAAAATATTAATTATAATATTAAGTAGTTTTTCTAATTAATTTTACTGTAACCGATAATTTCATTTTAATAATATTTTAATAGGTGGCGCCTCCACCTTATGGTTTATCGTGGAGGCGCCCTAAAGCGTTCAACAATTTTTAGTCGGTATCTGTGGCGCCCACCTGTGTGAGGTTTGCAATGTCGACGACACTGCCTTCATTGTAATTCACCAGGAAAATACCGGCTCCTGGGTTGGCGGTGTCCGTGTCGACATTGGCCAGAATCATGTCGCCCACCCGCAGCATATCTGCGGCATTATTGAAATAGCCGGCGGTATCGGTGGTAGGCGCGGTATCGGTGGTGGTGTAATGCCAAAGGGTAAAGCCGTTCGCGTACGCCAATACGCTAAGATTTTTTGGGTTATATGCCATTGGTGCGTTCCTTATTAGCCTTCGAGGCAACGAAGAGTTACGACTCCAGAGCCGTCAACCAGACAAGCTCCTTGGCTCATCATGTTGTTTACGAAGTGAGCGGCATGATCTCCATGCCAGGTAATGTCGGTTTTGACTTCCGACCCGATTCCATGGCCGATTGCGGTTTTGTGATACCAAAAGCAGTATCGGACGCTGCCGATCTTCGGTAGGCCGGAGTGAGGAATCCAGAGCGTTCCCAACCACCGCTTGGCCTGGGTGCCTTTCCAAGGCAACGCTTCATCACCAACATAATCGGCGTTGGCGAATTCATCGATGTTCAGAAGGTCGCTCCATTGTTTCCATCCGACGACCGCAAAGCGCTGACCATCATCGGGCACGTCGGCCTCTCCCAGCATCTCGAAGGCAGTCAGGACTTTCAGCTTGGTCAACTCATCGGTGTCGGAACCCGCAAAATTGGTAGAGGTTGCCAACTGATTAATGACCAGTTCGTCGGTCTTGCGACCAAGCGCGTAGGCTCCAGCCTTGGCAACGATCTGCTGCTCGTTGATGTTGGTCTTGAGCTCGTCAAGCCGGTCCACCCAGTCGCCCGCATAGTAGTCCTGCAAGACGCACTCGATGGGGGTGTGATCCACGTTCATGACCGGGACCAGGCCATGACGGGCCTTGGTGCTGGCAATCCCCTTT